GGCTTCCGCGGCTCTTCATAAAAAACGCTGTGAGTGGTCGAAGGCGCAACGACTTGGTTGCCCGCGGCTTGCCGTTCTTTCAGCATGCGGTACCGTTGTCCCTTCCTGGCGTTGCAGGGCTTACAGATCGGGGCGAGGTTCGACATGTCGTTTGTGCCGCCGGCGTCGGCCTCGAGTATGTGATCGGCTTCGGTGGCTTGGTTGACGCCGCACAGGTAACACGTTGGGTTGTCGGCCAGCAGGCGCTTGCGGTTGCGCTTGTATTCGGCTTGGTTGCGTAGGTCGCGGCTTGCTGTTCCTGTCATGTTTGCCTTTCCTGTGTGTGCCTTTGTTCACACACACATTTGTTTCAGCATGTTTTCAGAGGGTTTTATGAATGCCCACCCACCAGGTTGCCCTACCTGGTTCCCTAACTTCTTTGTTCTTGGCGTGCTGTTTAACGCCGGCGCACCACGCCCCCGCAAGGGCATGACGACAGAACCACGTTCCCGTGGATTCCTGCCCCGCCCCATGCCACAGGGGTACAGCCTCATGCGTCTGTCGATTGTGTAGGCCGCCCGTCGATCTCCCAGACCCGAGCGGCCCACGCCTAGCGTTGCCCTCTGTGGTTACACATGGGGCACGGTTGAACGAAGGTGTACAGAATCGGCACGCCGTTGTACTCGAGGTACTGCACGCCCTTGCCCGCGGCCCCAGACACCGGCACAGCGCGGCGTATGTCGTCGCCCTCGACATGGTGAATGTGTCCTAAGCCGGCGCAGGCTTCACAGGTCGGTTCTTCGTCGCGTGGTTCTACCGCGGCGCACGCGTCGTGCACTTCGGGCAGGCTCGGGAAGTAGCGGCTGGTCTGCAGCAGGTGGTTGATCAGGTCGCCGCGGCGGGCATTGTTGAACGCCTGTAGGCGTTTCGAGGCCTGCCAGGTGGCTAGCACTTTGCTGGGGCTGATCTTCGACTGTGGGTATGCGCCCTCGAGTGTGGCGACTAGCTGGCTAATCTGGTGGTCATTCATCGCCCGCGGCCTCTTCCTTCAGCTCGCAAATGATCGCGTCGGCCGTGATGTCGGCCATGCGTGCGAACAAGGCGCGGATCTCTTCGCGCTCTTCGGGTGTCAGTTTTGTGGCCATGGTTGCCCCCTAAGCCGTTTCGTGATGAGTTTGATATTTGCAGGCCGCCATACGTAAGCCTCGTGCCCTGTGACACATAGCGTGTAAAGCCACTCTTGCTGTTCTGGTGTCACGCGGCCCGTGTCGCTTTTAAGTTCGGCGAATATAACACCGTGTTTGTCATGTGCCAGGACAAGGTCAGGGAAGCCGACGTTGCCCTGCACGTTTGTAAGCCAGCGGCCGCGGCTAGTCATGCCTGGGCGCACGTGGTGGACACGCCAGCCGTACAGGTGCGCCAAGGTAATGACTTGGTTCTGGAAGTCGCGTTCAGTTGCCACGGGCCATTTCCAGCCTGATCAACGCTTCATACAGGCGCTCGAGCACGGCCGTGTAGTCGCCGGCGAGCACGACGCGCACATACTCGCCGTTACCGAGCGCCACTAGGTAGTAGGGCGCTTCGTCGTCGCGGCTGAACGGGTAGGGCAGGTCTGTGGTCATTTTTTCACCCGCGGCATGGGCTTAATCTGCGTCATCATTTCGCTGGCTTCGGCCGCGGTCAGATCCTCAAGTATTTCTAGCTCGAGGCCGCGTTCGGCTGCCATGGCTTGCAGCGTTTCGATCTGCTTCGGGCTGGCCTTGCCGTTGCCCGCGGCGGTGCCTGTGCGGCGCTGTTGCAGCTCGTCTACGCGGCTGGGCTGTGGGCGGCCTTGGTCTGGGTACTGTTCTTCGGGGGCGCGGTTGCGTACTTCGTTGGCGCTCGCGATGCTGGCCTTGATCCCGAAGCCCATAAAGCCGAGCGCGCGGCCCAGGGCGCTGGTGCTGCCGTTGGCTTGTTCTGACATCTTCGTGTATGGGGTGCGCCCTGGGTACGGCTCGTACATGTAGGCGGTGACGGGTACGGGGTCGTCGGGGTGGCGGGCGACGGTGACGGCGCATTCGATGAACAGGTCAGCGCCGACTTCCACGACGGTCGGCCGGTGCTCGGTGATGCGCAGGTCGGGGTGTTTGGCTAGGGCTTCGGTTAGTCGAGTTTTTACGTCGACGTAGTCGGACATGTCGTAGGTCACTTTTGGTCTCCTGGGTTAGTCGGGTTTGCCTGGTTGCGCAGGTTGCGCAGTTCTCGGTGCAGCCTGGTGATCTCTTTGTCTTGCAGGCTGATCAGTTCGGCGCGTCGGTACAGCGCGGCCAGTAGGTCGGCTATTTCGGCGCGGCATTTTTTGTGTCTCATGCGGCCACCAGTACGCGGGCCTTGGTGCCTGATCGGGTGGCGCGGCGTCGGCCGCTGTCGATCAGGTAGCCGTCGCGGATCAGGTCTGACGCTCGAGCTGACAGGGTGCTTGGTGCCATGGGTGGCATTAGTGCACGGATCTGGTCGACGGTCATGCCGTCGTCGCCCGCGGCCTTGACCAGTTCGTAGATGCGGGTGCGGATTGCGCCGGCTGACAGGCTGGCGACCGCGGCGGCCTGGTGGCTGGTGTCTGGGTCGTGGGTTCGGGCGGCGGCGTGGTTACGGGCCAACGGTGGCCTGCTGAACAGGCTGTCGTCGGGGTAGTCGTCGTCGTTGTAGATGACGCCAGGCATGGCTATTCGTAGAAATGGTCGGGGTCGTCTTCGGTGATGACCAGCACGGTGCATACCGCGGCCAACGCCAGGAAGGCGACGATGAACAGTACCGAAATGGCTTTAAGCATCGGGGCCGCCCTTCAGCATTTCGACCGCTTCGACCAGGTCGCGGTAAAGCTCGCCGTCTTCCATGGCATACCTGTACTGGTGGCCGCGTAAACGTGCAATAAGCGCGTCGCGGGCGGGCTTTTTTGCGTCTGCTATCAGGCGCTCGAGGTCGACCAAGAACTGGTCGAGTTCGCTCATTCGGGACATGTTGTATTTCCTTCCGTCGGGTGAAAGTGAGGTCACTATAGCAACTATGACAGCGGGGTGGTGGAACTACCGCGCCAAGGCCGCCAGCCGTACAGTTCCCACAGGGCAAACGCGGCGCGCATGTTCACTCGGGGGTTCAGCAGGTCATAGCGGTTGTCAGCAATGCCCCGACGTTTGAGAAAGCCGAGGTTGCTGCCGTTGATCTGCAGTAGGCCCCAGCTGCCGCCGTGGGGGTCGGCGTGGTTGATCGCGTCGGGCCGGCAGCGTGATTCGCGATACATAATCCGGCGAAGGTTGCCACGCTCGGATTTCGGGAAGCCGACGCTGCGCGCCAGGTCGACGTAGTCGCGGCATGTGGCTGGCTGGGCGTCAACACCGGTCGGGGTTAACAGGATTAGGGCGGCCGCGGCGGCGGCCAGTCGGGCACGTTTCATGTTGCCTGCTTTCTAGGTCGGGACTAGGTGCAAAAGACCCTAACGGGGTCGGCGGGCTATTTGGTAACTTTCGGCTTTCCTGCCCAGATCTCGGGCTTTGTCAAGCCTTTCCAGGCTTTGACGACGGCGCGTTCGTTGTCTGCCATGGCCGGTGACAGCTCGAGATGGTACCAGCGTGACGACGGCCCAGGGGTGCCGGCGTTCTGGGTGGCTGTGTAGTCCCGCCAGCCTGGCACTTCGTTGCCGCGGTCACAGCGCCACCCGCGGCCCCACGTTTCGGTACCTTTCTTGGTGGTGCCGGCGTAGTCGTGCAGCTCTTCCAGCCCTAGGGCTTCGTAGTTGTCGACCAGCCAACGGGCCAATTCGGCGGCCTTGACAGGGTCGGCCCAGCCGAGGTCACAGGCGCGGCCCGAGCTGTGCACGCTAATTGCCGTGCCGCCGCGTATAGGCCTATTGGCGTAGGTGCCAAGGTTCGTGAACCCGAAACGTTTGCACATAAGTTCGACAAACTTTTCGGTGCCTGGGCGCTTGCCAGGTTGTGGGCAATCGGCGCGGCCTGTGTATTTCATGCGTCTGGTGCCCCGTCGCCGTCGCGGTCTTTTTTGTTGCTGCCCAACATGACACCCGACAGGGTGCCCACAAGGAAAGTGGCGATGGGGGTGATGAGACCGAATAGGGCAGCGTCATTGGGACTCTGTTCCATGGGCTGGCTGACGAAAAGTAACCCGTATAGTGCCGTAAAGATTGTGCCGGCCATAGTCGCGGCGAGACAGCACCCGACGATGAAACGCAGGCGGCCGTTCAGCTCTTCGTTGGTGTAACGCTTTCGCATTTAGCATTTCCCCCGTCGTTCGGCTGTTGAGTTTTGCGCCCCGAGCGGGGCCAGCGCCTGGTAGCCAGGTGCCTTGTTTTTTGTCCTGTACGTGGTGCTTGTGGCCACTACGTCGGGACACGGTACGCGTTGCCGGTCTTGGCAGGCGACCGTTAGAAGGCTGATAAGCACCACCACAAAAGCGGTGCGCCAAATCATGGAATTGTTTCCTTCACGAATTCTGATAAATCAAGGCCTGCTGCAATCAATTGATCGACCGTTGGTTCGGGCGTTTCGTGTTCCCAAATAGTAAACGTCAAACCTACGGTCGCATACCCTCCAATGTAGCCGAGGTTTGCCAACGCAATGACCATGCTTGATTGGTTCATGCCGAAATCTCCATTAAGGTTATTGACGATTCAGCGTTGTTGTTTTGCACCTCAACAGTCCCCGAGCCGCCGTTTCGCGAAAATTGGACTTTATAAGTTGTCGCGCTGGTTGTATTAGGGCTGTCAAATTTGCTGATGCTGCCAACAGTGAAATTGTTATCTGTGCTGGTTGTGCCATAACCATGGTAAACCGAAAAATTGGCAACGGTCGTGACTCCCCTTAAAAGTCTCAAATAAATGCCTGTATTGATAGCCGCGACTTTGCCGCCGTTAATTTCTGCAAAGATTAAAATTTTACTTGAGGTGCTTTGGGGGGTAATTGTCAAAGTGACGCCTGTGTCTGCCAAGTTTGTGGTGGAGTTGGTCGCGGTGTTTGCAGTACTAAAATTAAGAACTTGTAACACGCGAAATGCGCCGCGTAAGTCATTCATTTGCGCGGCCGTCAACACTTGGCCGGTTGTGAATGATGCAGGAAGGTTGGTAGGTGTTGCCATCAGTACCCCAGTTTGTTGTAGTCGAGTCTGCCATATACGGTGTCGTCAAGGATCAGATACGCGTTCGTGTCTTCGGCTGAAAGGTACAGCGTGCAACGTGTGATACCAGGCACCGCGGTCACTGATACGCCTTCAATCACGCAGCGGTATGTAGTGCCTCGAAAGCCGATCTGGGCGCGGCACGCAATACACGACGTAATTACCTGGATCATGTCAGTGTTGAACGCGTTCGTGTCGTACCGCGGGATTTGCTGAACGTCGGTAAACGTGATCTCTTGTACCTGTTGGCCGGTGTTCTGGAAATTGTTTAACAAGTATTGGGCGTGATCCGCGGCCTGGCCGGTGGTGGCGTCAAGGGTGTCTTTTTGCCAGCCGTAAACAGGCGTGACGTTTAGGGTGGCCGTCTGTTGCGCTACCGCGGCCGGCGTAATTGTCACTTCGTTGTAATAGTTGTCGGCTGTTGATCGGAACTGCACGCCGTCGTAGGCGAGCTGCAGCGGGTTGGCCGTTACGGTGCCGTCGTTGAACCTGTAAATGGTCGACTGGATATAGTTTCGGCCGTACCATGCCAACACGGCAGGGTCAAGGTGCGCGGTGCTGGCAGCGAAAAAGCGGGCTTCCTCGGTGCGCGTAATGTCGTTGATGACGCTGAAAGCGTTTCCTGTATAGGTCTGCCCTGACGCGGTCGACCGGCCGCCGAACTGAAAGACAGTAAGGCCCACCTCGGTGGCTACGTCTAACACCTGTTCGTCAGTCTTGTCTTGGGCGATCACGAAGCTGTTGAGTTGTGCGCGGCCCCAATCGGCCTGCAGGCCTTCGCATTCGATGGTGACGCGGTCTTCGTTGGGCACCATGCCGTAGTCGATTTTTACGTTTCGGATACGCCCCCAAAAAGCGTCGAAGGCGTCGGCCCCGACGACCACGCCGGTCTTGTAAATGTAGGCGCGCACTTCGTCGCCCAACTTTGGGGTGGTAGTCCAGTCCGACGGGAACAGGCTTGTCAGGGTCATGGTGTCGATGCTGTAGTCATCGATCTGTTGGCGGCGGCCGCGGAACATTGACACGCCGTTCAGGTCGGGCAGCTGGTACCAGGTGCTGCCCTGTTTGAACTTAACGCGCCACTCAAATGGGCTAGCCATAGGTGGTTACCGGCGCGGGGCCGTTAGATCGGTTGTAGCGGCGCAGCTGGTCTACGATGCTGTTTGGGTCGCCGCCCAACACCTGCACGTTCATGCTGCGCGTCGACACGCTGTTCGTGGTCACATTGCTACGGCTCTGGACAATGCCCGATAGGCCCGCGGCCCAATCGTAGGCAGTGCCTGGCGCAAGGTTCGTGTATTCCGAAGTGCCACCGGATACGACTTCGGCTACGGCCTGGTCGAAGTTGGCACCGACGATCTGCGCGCCGGCCACGCTAGTCACAAAGCGTAGGTTGAACTCGGTGTCGGCAATAACGCTGTTGATGCCGTCAACAATGCTCTGGGCCTGATCGACACCGGCCTTGTACCACTTCGATGCCGTCAGGGTGGCGATGCGGTCGGCCGCCGCGCTGACACGGTCTGTGAGTTTTTGCAGGGTGCCGATCTCGTCGGCGCTGCCGTTTGCCAAGGCCTTGGCGATAGCTGCGCCTGTTTCGGTGCCCGCCGACAGAATCATATTCAGCAGGCCAGGGTCGTCTAGGCCGCGGCTAATGAGTGTCTCAAGGTCGCCGGCGAATGATTCGGCGGCGTTGGCCTGACCGGCGAGCGCGTCAAGAAATGTCGTGTTGTTGTCGGGGTCGGTGGCTTTATCCCATGCTTTGCCGAAGTCCAAGATGCCGGCGACGCTGCCGCGCACCGTGCTGTAAAAGTCGTTGTAGGTGTTTTGTGCGTCGGTCAGCCTGTCGTTGGCTTGCTTCAACGCGGGGCTGAACCTATCGCGGATCGACTCGACAGCCTCTTTAACGGCTGGGGTCAGCTCGTCGCGCACAGCCTTAGCCGTTTTTTTCACTTTCTCGGTAGCGCCGCCAGCTGCGCCGCCCATGTCTGTCAGGCTGTCCACTTCGGCGTCAATCGCAAGCTTGCTGTCTTCGTACGCCTTTAGGTTCGCTTCCTCGGCTTTGCGGAAATCCGCGGCGCTGGTCGTGGCCGTGTCAAACGCGGTAGCGAGGCGGCCGAGGGTGACAGGTTGCAGCTCGGCTATTTTGCCGAAGCCCAGGCCGACCTTAGAAAGAACCCCTTCGACCAGGTTAAGGCCCTTAATAAACAGATTAATGCCGCTCACCCAGAAGTTAATCATGCGCTCGAAGTAGCCGATGACAGCGTTTACCACCGTGTTGACGACCACACGAAACTTTTCAAACTTCGTGTAGAGGCCCACCAGGGCAACGACGGCCACGCCAATGGCCGAGGCTATGGCCACAATCGGGTTCAGGTTGAGCGCGATATTCAGGGCGACGACCGCGCCCGTAACGGCGGCGATAGCCAACGCCATGTTTCGGAACACGGCAGGGTTGTCTTCAGCCCAGCGGGCCATTGCCTGCAACGGTCGAATGACGGCTTCAACCACGGGCAACAGGCCCGCGCCGATCGCTTCCACCGTCTCGTCAAGACTGATCTTGAACGACCGAAAGCGGCCCTCCAGGGTGCCGGCAGCTGTCGCCGCGGCCCCGCCGAACGTACGCGAAAGCGCTTTCTGCGCGGCGTCAAAATCTTTTGTTTTGGTAATCGACTCGTCAAGCGGGATACCCAGACGCTTAAGGGCCGTAAGGTTACCCTGGTATGCCTTCGCCAACGCTTCGCTGACGCTCTGGGCGCTGCGGCCCGTCGCTGCGGATATGTCAAGTGCAAGGGTTAACAGCTCTTGAGCCTTGGCTGTGTCCTGCGTGGATCGTGCCAGAGCGGCAAGGGCGGGCCTGATCTCTTCGTCAGACACGGCCGCGGCCCTCGAGGCCGCCGTAACGTACTCTTCGACCGCGGCAATCTGGGCGCTGGTAGCGCCGGTGCTGGCTCGCAGCTGTTGGGCAAGTAGCGCCTGCTGTTTTTGATCTTCGATAGCGGCTTTGGCGGCCATGCCCAGGCCAGCGGTCACGGCTGCGAACGCGGCGGCAGCCGGTACCGCGGCCTGCTGTAACGCATATTTCGACTTGGCGGCTGCGCCGTTCAGCGCCGCAAACTCTTTCTTAGCCTGGTCGAAGCCCTTGGTGTTCAGGCTGGAAAGAATGGGAATGTTAATCGCCATTACTTGCGCCTTTCCACGATTAGGTTCCTGTTCAGGATCTGGTTTACACGTTCGAGAATAGCAACTAGTTCGGTCTCGATTGCGGGAACGGTGGCCTCGGCCGCGGGCCGCATTGCTCGAGGTGCCTGCGCCGGCCCTACGTGGTCGCCTTCGGCCACCAGGTTGCCGACAAACTTGGTGGTGCGTCGAATGCCGGCGTGATCCCAGATAGCGCCCGCGGCGTCTTTTTGACGTAGCACCAGCAGCTGGTACGGGGTGGCCTGGAAGTTGGCCACGTTGCCGTTCGAGAACTGTACGGTGCGTTCTTTGCGGGCACGCTGGCCGACGACGGTGACAATCGACGCCTTGACGCGGTCGACGTTCCAGGCGGTGCCTTCACGGCCACCTATCAGGCTGCCGCGGGTCATGCCCGTTAGCGGGGCGGCCTTGCCGTTCTTCGGGTTGACCTTGGCCGTCGGGATTAGTTCGCGGGCCGCGGTGACCAGTTTTTTGCCGGCCCCGCCCTGAATGTCTTTTGTGATCTGGCGGCGCAGTAGCCGGTCGTGTTCGTTCAGCGCTTTCAGGGTTTCCTGTATGCCGTAGATCTCGATAGTGCTAACGGCTGTCACGGGCGCGCCTCTCTAGAACGTCTGCGACGGTACGCAAGTCTTCCATGTCGAATGTTACTTCAGGCGGCCACCAGCCGGTGGTTACTAGCAGTTCGGCTAGCGTTCGTCGGATTGTGCCGCGTGGGTAGGGTTTTCCTGTTGTTGATCCACGACGGTCAGATCCTCGAGCGACTTAATGAAGTCGTCGAAGGAAACGGGCACAGTCACGCCGGCAAGTTTCGACGCTTCGTAGGCCTGAAATGCCATGTCTTCGTAGCCGAAGCCGTTGCGCATTTCGCTGACTTTGGTCTTGAACTTGCGTTCCCACGCGACGACCACGAACAGGTTCGTGTCGACTTCGTAGGGTTCCTGGCCGGTGCGTGTCACGCGGTAGCGCAGTTTCATGTTGTTTGCCTTTCGTGTCGGGCCGCTTAGGCGGCGGTATGTCAGGTGATGTCGGCCGAGTAGACACCGCCGCGGAAGGTGATGTCGATGGTCGAGAGGGTGCCGAGCTGGGCGTTGATCACGGGCAGCGACTCGAGGTAGGTGCCGGTCAGGGTAAAGCCTGGGTTGGTTGCGCTGTCGGCGGCGTTGGTCGGGTTGACAATCACGGTGGTCTGGGTGCCGACCAAATCCTTCAGCGTGGCGTAGGTCTCGCTGGCAGCGTACGACATGTACAGGGTGACGGTCAGTTCGTGGTTCGCCATGCCAGACACGTAGGCACGGCTGTTGCTGCCGAAGCTCGAGGATTCTTGGGCTTCGTAGTTGAGCGTCAAGACGGCGCTGGTGCACTGATCCTGAAGGTCTACCGCGTTGATTTGAACCTTCGGCTGTGCAAGGTAGGTGCTGGTGGCCATTAGTCCTGTTCTCCTGTCTCGGAAATGTCTTCTGTCTTTTTACCAGACTTGCCGGGCTTGCGTGTGGATTCTTTGATGAAGCCGGCGGCAAGCAAGGCTTCGACGTTTACACCTGGGCGCGGGTCGAATGGTGCGCCTGGGGTGCCGACGCGGGGGCTGACGACTTCGTACATGTTTTAACCTGCCTGCACTTGAATGTTGATGTTCAGATCATACGCCGGTAGTTCGACGCCGCCGATGATTGCCACGGTCGGGCGGCCGTCGGTGACACCCACGCCGCTCGTCATTACCCTGGCGGCCAGGTTCAGCACGGTGCGCTGGGCGTCAAGGTTGTTCGGCCCCAGGCCAATACAGCGCACGGGGAAAGTCATTTTAGCAATGTTCGTGTTGATTGCCTCAAAGCTCGGGGCGTCGACAAACACGCACGGCGGCCGCAAGTTTCGGGGATCGGTGACCACCTGCATGTTGCTGATCGTCGCCAACTTGGCCGCCAGGTCGTCTAAACCTTCGTTAAACAGGTCTGTAAACGCCGCTACGGCCACGTTACGCCACCTGTGGGCGGTCGATGCCTAACAGCTGTTTGATCACGCCTGAGAGGCCTGTGACGGCTGTAGCGCCGGCGTCGTTGAATGACGCGAAGTTATCGATGCTGCCGCGCTGGCGGTACAGCATGCCGCCGTACTGGATCGTGCCCAGCTCGACAGACGCATTGGGCACCGTGGTCAGGCTGTCGACGTAACCGGCCTCTTGCCGGCGGCGGTAGCAAAACTGGTTGGCGGCCGCGGCGCATTGCTCAAGGAAAGCCTGGTCTGCGGCGGTGGCGACGGGGATACCTAGCCAATCTTCAATGTCGGTGTCATCGATCCACGTGCACGTGCCGGTGGTCAGCACGCCGTAGGGGGTGACGGGTTCGCGGGGAACGTCGGTGCCGGCGTCGTAAAACACGACTTGGTTGGGGATCGGTATGCCGAGGTCAACCATAACCTGGCCGTATTCGTCAACGCCCGTAACCAGATGCTGGGGCAGGGCATAGACCTGATATGTGCCGTTCAGGCCGTGGTTAAGGCCGGTCGTGGTGACGCTGTCGCCTACGTTAAGGGGCGCATTGGTCAGCAGCGTTACCACGCCGTAGTCATCGACGCGTTGCTGGTATGTGATGCTGTAAACCGACATGGCGGCTTACCGCCTTTCGGATCAGGCGAGGGCGACGGACTGAACCTGGGTGGCGTCTGCGATGAAGGTTCCCACGTAGCCGTAGTAGCTGAACACTCGGCCGAGCGTGCTGGGGGACTCGACAGACATGATGCCGCGCACCTGTTCGTAGAACTCGATTGCTTGGCCGCGGGCCACCACGAAGGTGTTGCTGGCGAAGTTGTTGTCAACCACAAGGCGAAGGCCGAACGGGTTCAGGCTGGCGTAGGTCATGCCGGTGGCTGCGCCTGCAGCGTTCACGCCCATGAGACCAGCTGCGCCGGCGTACGGGAAGATCGGGCGCTTGTCGACGTCAAGCTGACGGCCGAGCAGTTCCCA